ATAATTTTAATACATTTTTAAATTCTTCACGAATTTTATTTTTAATAGATTCAGATAAGTCAACATCATCTAATACAACTTCAACAGGAGATTCGTCTGAATTAGCTACAATAGATTCATTAACAATATCTTCAATTGCATTATCGCAATCAGAGTATTGTGCAATTTCACGGTATCTTCTTATTAAGTCATTTTCGTTCTTAATAATACCTTCAATGTCAACGGTCATGCCATAATATCCGGCAGTACCTGATGTCATCATAGTTGAACCGTCATCAACTGAGGGAGCTACAATCGCTCCCTTAGATTGAATCTCTTTTTTCTTCTTTATCTCGAAGCCAAATATTTCCATAATAAACCTTTTATAATAAATCCACTACTATAGAGGTAGTGGGAATGTACCAAGTGGAGTATCTACTGATACATTAACACCAAAGTCAGAACCTTGAGTTGATGTATTTGAAGTCCAGTAGTTGTATGTCCATTCGATATCAAATGTTTCAATAACGTTATTTGCGTCATAGTCAAGTTGTACTGGAGAGATAGCTGTTGGATAAGCATCTCTAAATGTGTACGACTTAATAGCAGCACCATTTCTATCTAACTGAGTTACCAATAAATCTACTTGATAATCAGTTGGATTAGTACGACCATCTGTTTGACTGTGATTCATAATACCGTCTGACCATTGCTCTAATGCATTTCTTACTGCAAATGATACATCGTTATATACAGTAATTGCCCAAGGTATAAATGTTCTTTCGCCTGCAAAGTTTACTTGCCGTCCACGATAGAAGACCTGAGTATTATCTATTGTAGAGGCTGGCAATTGAGCAGCCTTACAAAGAAACTGAGATCTAATACCAGTTAATGAACCAGCAGAAACATATGAAGGAAAAGATAAATCTACACGGAACTGATTGGGACGTGCTCCGCCCCCTGTCATCTGTGCTTTAAAATCGCTAATATTTGCCATTTTCTTTCCTTTTAGTTACTCTTTATTATTTATATGTTATGCACCAATCTCTTCAAAAGAAACTGAACTTCTTGCAGCAACGAAGTTAAGACTAATGAAGTTAATTGAGCGGGTAGGTTTAATAAAAATATCAGCAACGAATTCGTTACGATCGATAACTTCACCAGTATTATTTGAATCATCACATTTAACTCTGAAATCAGTTACACCACGTCTACCTTGTACATCTCTAAGGAATGGTTCAACTAAATTCTTAAACTGAGCTCTTGTGAAACTGTCGTTAAATTCAAATAACTGGAATTTAGCAGCAGTAGCAATTGCTTTTTCTAAAACAATAAACAGTCTACGTACGTTAATACGATCGAATGCAGATGGTTTAGCTAATAGTGTTTTATCACCAAATAACACTGTACCTTGACCTGGGAAAGCAACAACTGGGTTAACACCTGCTTTATACAGAGTATCTCTTTCAGTTTTACCTGGATTAACAGCTAGTTTAACCACGTTCTTAATTTGACCACGGTTAAGACCACCTGGTGACCACCAAGCATCATTAGTAAAATCAGTTCTAGCACAAAGACCAGCTATGTCACCATTTAATGGAACATATCTATATGTGTCATTGTATCTATCATACTGGTATTTATAACCAGAATCTAAAACAGCATATGAAGATGAAGGTAGAGCATTTCTATATGTAACTAAAGCATTAGCTGCAACAGATCCGCTACCAGTAATTACATCACCAGATAATGTATTTTGTGGTGAAACAAACACTACACAATCTTTTCTAACTTCTGCAACGTTATTAATTACATAAGTTGCAACAGTTGCTGAAGCTTTACCAATTGGAAGCAATGAAATATCATATAATTCATCGTTAGCAAATATAGCATAAGCAGTTTGTAATTGGCCATCAGTAGAAGTTAAATCATCTACACCACCAGTTAATGAAATTGATGAAACTGCTGACATATCTTTAAAGTCATTATTAGCTGCAGTTAATCCCCAATTTACACCAGTACCAGAACCACCTGTTGTTGTAGCAACACCTGTAGTGTGATCCATCCACCAAATATATTTTGAATTTGCATTAATTACATTTTTGTAATAGTTGTTTGAACCATCTGATTTTTTAGCATCAGACGCTTTAGAAACATATGAAAATCTTTCTAAGATAGTACCAGCAGTACCTGTCCATAATCCATCTTCATCAATAACAATGATATGTAATTCATCATTACTACCACCAACTGAAGATACATATTCTGAAGTAGAAGGAGCTGAATCAAATTCTGCTTCATAATTCCAACCAGTATAATCTTGTGAATCTACCATTTCTACTTTAATAGAATTTCCTAGAGCACCTGCAAATTTAGCAGCCCACTCACCAACAACACCAGCACCATTGACATATGTCATTGTATTCATCAAAGTTTTTAATTTTAACACCAGCAGTAGCTACAGTAGCAGTACCTTCTGCATCAGTACCAGCAGAAGCATCAAATGTTATTGTTGGAGGTGAAGTGTATCCAGAACCAGCAGTAACTATAGTAATATCACCTACAGCATCACCGTCTAATACACAGGTTGCTACAGCTTGTACACCACCTGAAATATCAGGAGCACTAATTGTAATAGCAGGAGCTGAAATATAAGAATCACCAGGTTGTGATACAGTAATTCCAGTTAAAGCTCCTGTTTGTGTTGCTACTGCATTTTTCGTATTAGTTGAATCTGATCTAACAACTAACAGATTATTTGTATATGATAGGAAGTTAGCTGCGGTAAAGAACGATTGAGCATTAGCTGAAACAGGTTTACCGAATCTCTCTACTAAAACATTCTCTGATGAAATAGTAACTGGATCTTCGATAGGACCCCATTGAAATGCACCAGCAAACGCACCGATCGACGTAGACACTGCAGGGACAATTGAAGTCAAGTCCTGTTCTGTTACGGCTACTCCTGGAGATAATTGAAACGCCATTGTGTTTCTCCTTAATTAATTGAACTAGAGTTACCTCTATATATGTTATTTATATATATTAAAAATTCATTAAAACTTCTTCAGCGGGATCATCTTGACCATCATTTACAAATCCAAATGGGGTCATTTCATCTTCTATTTGTTTAATCTGAGACTCATACATTTCTTGTCTCATATTAACATTATTTAGATCTTTAAAATATGGGTTAGATGTTAACCAACTAAATAAAACTAATGTCATAACTAAATCATCATTATAACCTTCATCGGCAGAATAAGACCCTCTTCTTTCAATAAACGTTGATATTTCAGCAATGGTGTCTGCATCTTGTATAAGTAACTTATTCTCTTCAACCATTGATTTAAAATTGGAACATCCAATTCTTTTTACTTTTTTATCAGTTTGAACTCCTAATTGAGTTTGACCTCCGCCAAAACCACCAGAAATCACTTGACCATTAGAACCTCTATTAACAAAAAGTATATTTTCATACTCTAGTTCACTGTATAATATAGAAGGTACTTGTTCACTAGAGTTAATTTCTATTAAAACGTATGCTGTATTATATTCTTTTGCTATTTTGTGTATAATAGTTGGATATAGCAACGGACTAATTTTATTGTCTCTATATTTTGCTACTTGTACATATGGTACTTGAGATACATCGATAATATTAAATGCAGAATAATCAGCACCAACACCTTTAGCTGTATCAACCACCATAACATAAGTGTGATCTTTTACAGGTTCATCGAATACATCTAATCCATCTTTACTATATTTATAATCTTTAGGTTTTAGCTTTGATATAATATCAGCACTAATTAAAGTTAAACTTGAACCGAGAAAAGTACATAACACTTCTTGGTTATATTTAAGTTCTCCGAGCATATTCTTTTGTTCTTGTGC